CTCCTATTATAACGGAAGAAGGAGCAAAAAAACTATTAGATTATTCTTATAATGGTTTACCTACATTAGAAAAAGCTGTGTCGTATTTTGTACAAGATGGGCCTCTTGCTGTAGCATTTACTGCTTTAAGTATGTACAAGGGTGGTAAAAAATTAAAAAGAGTTAACGACTGGATAGAAAAGACAGGGGCTGATGACGTACAAAAGGCGCGTATGCGTCAGCAAGATCCTGCTGCTTTGTTTAGGTACATTCAAAAAACAGAAGCAAGAACTTCCGCGACTAGAAACTATTTCAACTTCTTAGATAGAATTGCAACTAGGTTTAATTTAAGAGGAAATGAGGGAGCTTTAAGCGATCTTAACAAGAATCGAGAAGTCGTAGAGAACTTACGTAAGAACATCATCGAAACTCAAAAAGAATTAGACGGTGTAAAACTTTGGGCAAGTGGCGATAAAAAAAGAATAGCTCAACTAGAAGCTGATTTAAGAATAATGGAAACAGAACACGCTCGTGCGTATTTAAGAGGGGGTCTTATCGACGATCCGTTAATTACATCTTTTGTTATGGATGAGGGGTTAATAGCAGCAGGGCAAGCTTTTGGACAGGACATTTTAGCTCCAGCTTTAGGAGTAAGCCCTGAAACAGGGCAAATTATTGGTGCATTTGGACTGGGGCTAGGGGGACGACCTATCGCGAAGGGAGCTAAAGTTGTTACTCTTTTTGCTGCAGACGCTGCCACAGTAACCATTGGTCGAGATGTTATGAGAATATTTGAAGATGTAGTGTCCTTTACGAGTGGGGGTAGAATACCTATAGGAACACTTGTAGATAGAAGATACGACATAATAAATGATATTCGCGTACAAGAAGGATTATCTCCCCTAACGTCAGACCAAATAAAAACAGTAAATAAAATATCTGATGTTTTCAAACGCGTTCCAGAAAATGAACGAGAAGGAGTTCTAGAAAATATTGTAGAAGCAACAGAGGTACAAAATAAGCTTGTCAACTCGTTTAAACCCGAAGATCAAACAGAAGCTGCTGAGAGATTAAGATTAACATTTGCCAGAATGTCTCAAATTAACTACCTGCAAGCCATTGAACTTAACAATACAACAAGAGGAAGAGGGGCTACCGAAAAACTCCTTGCTGCAATTAACGTTCAAAAAGAACAGGAAAAATTAATTGACGGTGTTAGCAGCACTATAGATAGACTAAGAGAGATGTTAGCTGAAGGCGGAAGTAACGTCGAAGATTTAAGTAACATGAGTATGTGGCTAGATAATCTTGAAGAGGCAGCACAAAATCAAGTCAGAGCAATATCTGAAAGAAGAGATGCTATCGGTCAACTACTAGATTTAAAAGTTAAAGATATAGATGCCGACTTAACCGAAAAAGAATTTAATCTTATTGTAGATGCAAGAATAGGATTAGACAGAAGTGCTTTAAACAACATCGATTCTCAGAAAAGAATAATAAGAGAAGAACACGGTAAATTAGCTAAATCAATAGATACAAAAATAAAAGACATACAATTTTTACAGGGTGTTGATAAAGTTCAGTACAGAAATGAGTTAGGACTCATACTAGAGGACGCGTACGAAGTTCAAATGGCGTACTTTCAACGTTTAGCTAAAGCTGCGTACGCTGAAGTAGACGTGTTGATGAAGGGCAAAGAAGTAGACATACAAGATTTAATAAAAGAAACTCTTGAAATACGAGACAACATGGATAGTCAATCCCTTAGAGGATTGTTCCAAGCGGATAGAAAATTCTTTAATAGCACTTCTGGTAGACAGCTACTTAAAACTTTTGAAGGCATGGCAAATAGGTTTTTCGAGGAATTTGATGAGGCTGAATTAAAACAGCTAAAAGCGCAATTCACAATAAAGAACTTTGAAGACGGAACACTTAACCCTCTTGCACAAGGTATGCCTGAAGATCCGTCTAATTTTGAACTGGGATTAGCTATGGTTGCCAACAGTGGGGACTTTAGCATGTTTAAAGCAACCGCGTACGAAGTAGATGAGATAAAAAAACACTTAGAAAGAATGGCAGACGGGACTGACGTTAGATCAGAAAAGCGGACGTTTTTTGAAAATGCAAGTAAATTTAATCAAGTTCTTATGAACATTCCTGAGATAGCAACTCCGTTACAGAGAGCAAGAACAGAATACAAATCTATTAAATTTGATCCGTATTTAGAAGAAGGATTAGCATATCGTATTGATCAAGGATACAAGGGAAAAGCTGCCGTATCTGGTGCAGGCGAATATAAAAATGTATGGAAAGAAGGGTTTGAACCTGAGACGTGGCACGAACCTTTGCGTAACGCTATGATAAAAACGATTGAAGACCCTGATGTCGATAGTATTTCAACGGTTGTAAAAGAGATGCGAAAGGCTGTAAAAGTTTGGGCGCAAAGACTTGACGAGCCGGGAGTCCTACAAACAGAAAGACGGTACGGATTTGACCTTACTACAGATGAGGGAATAAACGCACTCGCTAGCGCATCTACCGTGATATCTGCACTTGTTTATGAAGCTTGGGGATTTAAACAAACAAAAAGATTACAACAAGCTAAAGAAGCAGGTGTAGCATTAGGTTCTCCGTCTGCTAGATTGACTCAAGGAAAATATGATTTCACTAGAGCAGCTAGAATACGAGAACTTCAACAAAGTGCTACTGTCCGTGCTAAAACGCAAGACGGTATCATAGACATACAATTACTAAATTTTAATCAAATGCAAAATACTGAAGTAGATATATCAAATTTGATTCAACAAGATGCAGGAGTTGCAAAACAGTTTGAACAGTTTGAAACATCTACTGAAACGTTAGTAAAATCAACAACAAACAAAAACTCTGTAGAGGCTAGACTTGAATTAAATTCTGTAAGAAAATTAGAAAAACTTCAAGGCATGAACTATCTAGATATATACAATAATATTATCTTGGTGCAAGGAAGAGATGGCATAGATAAATTAGAGAATGATTTTATACTTGCACGTACTGCAAAGACTAGAGAATTTCCTGAAGGACAAGTTAGTGTAGAAGAAGCAACAAAAGAATTTGATGCTGCTATGAAGTACCTACTTCCAAAAGCTCTAATGGAAAGAGCAGGAATTGCCCCTTCAAATAAGTACACTTTTAAAACTCTTGAAGGTGAAACAAAAATTAGAGAAACTATGTTGAGGCCCGAAGCCTTACTTAATGATTTAAATAACAATAATTTTAGAGCAATATTTGATGAATATCTTGACTCTGACTCCTTAGAGTTTATGGAAAATATAGCTAAGTATATGAAGTTTACACAGCAATCAGACAGAGTCCCATCAGATTTACTGGGGGGTTCGATACGACCTATGTCTGATAATGAAGTTCTTAGTCGTCTGTTTAACTGGTCAAGAGGCATGGTGGGTACACCATATCTTGCAGGAGAAATGGCTTTACGTAAACTTTCACAAGCTGACACAAACATACTTGAGCTTGTTGCAAGAGATAAAGACGCTGGAGAAATAATTGCTAAAATGATTACTAACCCATCTAATGTGACAACAGCAGATGTAAAGTATATAACCCCATTGCTACAAGCTTTTGTAGTAAAAACAATTATCCACGATGGATATGGAGAAGAGTCTGAAGAGGAGCAAACAGATGAAAATGTACAATAATGGACAACGCAAAAGTATGGCTTACGGTAGCGTCGTACGCAAACCAATGAACATGGGCGGCATGATGATGTCTGCACCAAAACCCGCTAAAAAAGAAGCTATGACAGGTATGCCTATGATGGCTGGTGGCGGTAAGCTAAAGATGGTAGAGAAAGATGGAAAGAAAGTTCCGTTCTTTGCTGCCGACGGAAAAGGCAAGATGGCTTACGGCGGTCAGATGAAAAATAAAATGATGGGCGGGGGCAAAGTTTACAAAAAGTAACCTTGTGTGTTTTTCTGCACTTCATCTGCCATTCGTCGTAGGTAAGTAACATAATTAAAAAAGGGCTGGCTTAAATTTTCTTCAGGCATGTTGTCTTGAAAAATTTGTGCTAGCTCTTTTGGATTTACACACTCATATTCTGTTTCGATTCTTCCATCTTGTCTTACAGAAACGTTTAGTTGAAACAGTTTTGTTTTTTTAGGTTTTCTAGACATCTGCATCTTCTTTCGGGAAGTACACATCTACGTGACTATGACAGTTAGGACACGATAGATTTGTTACTATCGAGTAAGTATCGTCTTCATCTTCGATGTCGTGATCCCCACCCCATATTAATTCAGTGTTACAATGCCAACACTTCATTTAACTCACCTATCTTTAAGTTATAACAGTCTGCCTTAAATATATATCCGTTGTCTATATCTAAATCTCCCCTATTGTATCGAATGGCTTTCTTGTAGAAGTCCTCTTTAGATATCTCCCCAAGTATCCACGCACACGACAAATCAGTAAGTATTCGTACAAAAACGTACGAGTCGCACTTTTGTTTTGAACCGTGTGCAGACACAGAACAATCATAGTAAATACGTGGGGGCGTATTGCAACGTTTTGTTTTAACGTCAATTCGTTTCTTATGTAGAATTAAATCATAGTTCGGATTGTTTACGATTGTAGCCCCTGCGTATTTTGCTACAATTATCTCACCGATACAACCCACCTCGTTACTTTGACTACCAGTTATGCTGCCCTGTAAAACTCCTACAGAGGCAGCTTTCTTTTTGGCAGCTTCACGTATTTCAGGCGTTATCTGTACTTTTATCATCTGACTTCTCTGTAGACATAATCAACATGTTACGAAATACTTGTTGAGCTGCAATTATTTGATCCATGTCAAAACGTAAATCTGTTTCTTTTTGTTTCAACTCTCGTAATTGTTTCACATAATATTTTTGTGTGTCATCCAGAGATTCTACATCGTATTCTTTATCATTTATTTTTATTTTATCTTCCATTTAAAACCATCCTAATTTAGCACCATTGTGTGCAATGATAAAGAAACAAGCTATCAAGTGAGTAATAACCCAAAAGGTACGAAGTATGGCAGCAATGTCACTTTCGTTTTCATCATCTGATATCTTACTTCCAATCGTCTTTGCCCAAATTCTCCACGCTTTACTTCTCATAGTTCCTTCGTTGTAATTCAGTGTACGCTAGACTCTCTATCTCATGTCTGCGTATCCCCATGTCTTCCAGAGTGTGATCAGGCAGTTCTTGTAATTGTCTTATTATCTTACGTGTCTTACGCCAATCTATAACATACCTAACAAATCTGGTCAAATAATTCTCTAATGCTACTTTTTTCATAATATCCTCATGCTGCGTTTAAATCTACAACTTCACAAACCCCGGCAGTACACGCAAGTTCACGAGAACCTGATGTGTTATCTTCCCTTTCAAAGTCTGTTAGTTGTTGCCAATCTATCAGTACACCGTCGTCTGTATGATTGAACGATCTCATCCAATCGTTGTACTCTTCTAAAGTTATATCTTGATACGGAGCTTGTTGATACGTATGATCAGAGTGTGGCAAGAAAGATACACCTGATGCAACGTCAAAGTTTTCGTACACCCAAGCTCCAACTTCCATCCATTCATCTTCTTTAACAGATATAGTTATAGATGGTTTGTGTTCACACCAATGCAAGGCGTACGTCTTCCAAAGTTCTAATTGCTCTATAGCAGACATCTGTGTGCGTGTGACTGCTCCTTTTGGAGATGACATAGCAAAACTAAACACGGTGGTTGAGTCTGGTTTCATCACGTCTGGTTCAGAAGGAACACCAGAATAAATTAAAAATTGTGTCAGTGGATCTTTGTTATCCCCACGTACAGTTCGTATGTAATACTCGTTGTGCCTAGCATGAATACCACTAGCTGCGTCCACTAGTTGAGACACAGTACCCGACGGCTTTACACAAGTAATGGCAACGCTCTGTGGGATTCCAAGCATCTGGGCATACTCTTTGTTTGTTCGAACTGCTTCTTGCTTCATTTCTTCTAGCCATCTGGGGCTGTCTACACCTTTTGATAAAACGGAGTGATCCATAATACCAGTCAACGAGACACCTAACAAGCGTTCTTCTTCTGTGTTGTCTTTCCATACTTTTCTCAAATATTTAAAGTCTGTAAGAGTCGATTGAAGTGTACCTAATATAGTAGCTATACGAACTTTGCGCTTCAAGCTATCTAGACTGTCAGTTTCACGTACAACTACTTCACTTAAATTACAAAATTGATATGGGCGTAAGATTATCTCACTACAAGGGTTAGTTCCCCACATGTGTCCTGTTTCACGTCTGCCATTTTTTGCAACTTGTTTGTCAGCGGCGTCGCGGTTAAAGATGCCACGCTCACCAGACTTACTATCGTACAGAGCTAACCACTCACGCATAAACGTTCCTATCTCTGGTTTGTTTTTGTACGCAACAGAATTATTAGACAAAGCTCTTTGACCCTCGTTCTCCCACCATTGACCTGATTTAGCGTGAGCCATCTGATCATCGTTTAAATTAGATAAACTAATTAAAGCGGATCTTCTAACGCCACCAACAACCACGACCTCGCCTATCTTACACATAATATCGTGACACTCGATAGGATATAGTTTACGACCTTTTGCTTTTTGAAATATTTCTACACAAAATGTAAATAAATCTACTAAAGGTTGTGGGCCTGATGCACGACCTCCCATAATATTCAAACGTGAACCAGCAGGGCGTACTGCACTAACATCCCAAGTAGGTATTTGACCAGCGTACAACAACGCAATCAATTCCCTAAGAGCTTTTGCCCACCCCGGTTTACTATCCGCTACTTTTATTACGGTATCTGATTTACTAAATGTATCACTAATTGTAGGAAGTTTCTCTACGTTTTCTCGTTCTACACTAAAACCTACTCCTGTTCCGCACATAAGTATATAACAACACTCATCAAAAGAACGAGGATTATCAACAGGAATATAAGAACAATTATATCCACAAATGTTATCACGTGCAAGGGCTGCTCCCGCTGTCATCATAGCCCTCATAGAAGGCATCACATCTAAATTTAATATAGCTTCTCGTATTTCATTTATATCGTCTGCAGACAATTCAACCGCGTGTTTATTTGTTATTTGATTTAACATAAAAATTAGGTATCGTTCTACCGTTTCATCCCAATCCTCACGACGTTGTTCGGAATCTATCCAACGAGCGTATCTAGATTTGTGTATAAACTGTTGGTACGAAGTTGGTAACATATTACTCAGCATAATTAGGCTCTCTCCCTTCTAATTGATTTATTCTCATATCAATGTATCTTTTTGCTTTTTCCAAATCAGTTACCTCATCTGTGTTTTCTTTTGCCCCTGCTCTAACTACATACTTTATTACATTGCCCATCCAAAAGGGCATATCGTTTTTCATAATAAACGTAATTGGTTCAATATTCCAACGCTCGTAGTAAGGTGGCTTTTTAACTATATCAGACTGTGCGTTTTCTTGCACTTGAAGGTCTAACTGTCTTTTCATAAAATCTTCGTGTTTTTCGTACTGTAGTTCTCGTCTCATTGTTTCTTCCCAAAATCAACTTTTATAACATTATCACTGTTGCCGATAAGAGGTAAATCCTCTCCGTTTTCAAGAGATAAAAGAGTAGACTCAGCAACATCTTTAAATGCTATTTCAGCTATTCCTCTATCAAATAACTCGTGAACATCTTCTCGTAAACAAGATAGTAACCCATGTTGAACTGCCATAGCTGCCGGAATATCCTTTATAGTGTATTCCTTTCCATCATTAGTATCGTATGCCATAACTGAAAAAGAATCAGGTTGAGATCCTTGTTTCAATATTATGTAATATCTATTAGGTAACAGCGAAGCTTTTTCTAACTTATCTTCTATGTCCATTTTTTAACCAATCAGAGGGTATGCTGCCCTCTGCCCATTCAAAGTTATAACGTGTTGCCCACATAGCATACGTCGTTTTACTACCTCTGTATATTTTATTTTTACAATTCATAAACAACAGACGTAAATCTATATCAGGATATTGTTTTTTTACAAGCAATAATTTTACCCTGTCTGCTTTATCTAAATGCCCCTTTGCTTCAATATAAACATCCGTAGAGACGATGTAAAAATCTGGGGTGTATGTACGAGGGTCGGGTATGTACACAAGCTTCTTACTTTCGTATTCGAACTTAATACCTTTCTTAGCAAGAGTCTGTGCTATGTTTAATTCAAACTGTGATCTGTACCCGCCATACTTTTTCATTGCTTTCACCGGAGTAGTTGGATAGATTTTAGTCTCTTTGTAACGTACCCTGCCAGACGAGGGGAAGACTTTTCTATGATTTGTATCTCTTGAGCTAGCTGTTGTATCGGTACGCAAGTTAATACTCCCATTCCTAGCGATGCTTTTCCTATTGTACTTATTTCCTTCTCCACACGTCTTATGTCTCTTGCTTCAGAGGCGACAGTGAGATACCCCGCTTCAGAAAAATTATCACGCAACGTCAGAGGAAATCCCCTGCCCGTATTACGTATGTGAACTATGTGTCTTCCCCCACCTGTTTGTTTATCTGATTCTACATAAACGTGATGTAAATTTTCATTTAAATCGATTAGTTTTAAATCGTAAGTAGGAACGATTAAGTATGTCATCACACGCGCTCAGACTTTAAACTTGTGTACCAAACCTTTGGCGGAAACTTCGCTCTTGATGTAACTTTATCGTGAAGAATAGCTTTAGGCCAACAGTGTTGTCTGTACCCACAAAACCCACACTCTTTTGGCATCAGTTTGTTTCCTGTAGGAATTAACTCCCCTTTTGTTCTAACTGTTTCAGCTTGAGCAGTATATCCTTTAACAAACTTAGATTTAGGGTTCATAAGATACTTTACTCTACGCTCTGCATCTTTTAAATACGCTGCCTTGTCGTTTCTCCACGAAGGAACTTCTACTTGTAATACTTCACCGCTAGATTTATTAACAACTATCCAACCACCAAAAGGATAACCAGCAGCTTCACCGTACAAGTATCCTTGCATAATATACCCAAAAGGATCTTCTTCAAGTAATTTTTCGTAACCTTGAGCGTATTTGTTTTTGAACGCCCAGTCGCTAGCTGATTTTATATCCCATACTTTTGTCTCCCCGTTCTCTTCTATTATAACATCTAACGTTCCTTGAACGATGTGTCCTGCTATTTCTAAAGAACACGGTTTTTGAGCTTCTACTATATTTACTCCAGCTTGTTTCATAATAAGCATGAGTATAGCTTCTGTAATATCTCCAAAAAGAAAACGAAGCACAGCGTTGTACTCCATATTTTCTTCTATTCTTTGTTTGTCTAACATTTGTTGACACAACGGTCTACCAAGACCGGACATTCTTAAACGCCACGGTTCATCTGATCGCTGCATTTGTTTTTTAACAGATGTGTGACAATCTTTTATAAAGGCATCAACAAAATCGGGGGAGAGCTTTGTCCCCCCCTTTATTGCTTTTTGTAAGAAGTCTTGTACGTTAAGCAGCGTCAACATCGAAATCATCCGCAAGATCAGCGTCATCCTCAGACAAAATCTTTTTGAGTGATTCTCTGTTTTCCTTCATAACGTATTCGTTGTGTGCCTTTACAGTATCCGCAAACATGCCCATTAGGTCTTTATCGTCTGCAGTTATGTCCATTGACTTGCCCTCTTTGAGAACAGGCACATAATAAACCACTGAACCTTTTTTCATTCGATTCGTAGTCAAATCAAAAGAAGTGCGTTGCATTAGTTTATTATTCTTACGAAGCAAATCTATAGCATCAGCAACAGGCTTGAAACCTGAACGTTTGAAGTAAGCAACAACTGGGACTTTTTTCAACTCGACAGGATTTTTATCTGCGTCACGAAACTCGCCAGTAATTTGTCCGTAAATTATTTGATTACACACCACATTGCGTGAGTGTATATATGCAGGATCATCATCTGATAAAGCGTTCTCCTCATCTCTTGATAATCTCCCACATTTGTTAGTACCCATAGTATCAGGAAACTCTCCTTGCAACCCAGTCTTTTGCACAGACTTTGAAGCAAAGGTTTCTTGTTCTTGATCCCAAAGGCTATATTCATACGTCCGAAGCAACGGGCGTAAAGAAACTTTTGGAGCGTATAAAAATTTACCGTCCAAGAATATCTTCCACTCACCTCTTGGTAGCGCAACCCCATCCTCAGTTTCGGTTTCGTAATTTATACTTAGTCTTGGTAATCCTGTTTTTTTAGGTGAATCGCCTTGACCACTTAGTTCCATAAGTTTTGCGTCGTCGTCGTTTTGAAACGCGGCAACAATGTTATCGATGTCTTCCACTACTTGTATTTCCATTCCGTCCATAACTTTAACTCCTTTACGTTAAGACTAGTAAAATTATCATACTAGGCAACCACGGATAAGTCAAGCCAGTTAAAACCTATTTTTAATTCTATTTCAACAGGCATATCATACTCGACATTATACCGTCGTGCCGTTTCATTTGGTAAAGATAGCATGGCCCTCTTCATCAAATCTATACAAATCTGTTCCTCGTCTGGATGCACATCAATCACTATTGAATCGTGTACTGTATTACAAAGCACAGATTTTAAATTGCTTTGTTTCATTAAATTATATAACTTAACTAAGGCGATAGGCAGTAAGTCTGCTGTTGCAAACCCCTGAACAGGGTAGTTACAAATAGCAGTTCTGTTTGTGGCTGTACCCCACCGTGTCCACTGTGCGTCAGGAAACGAATACTGTCTGCCTGATGGTAAAGTTATCTGCTTTTGCTGCACAGCTTCTTTTTGTAAGCTTTCATGCCACTCCGTTACTCCAAAGTATTTTTCTTTGAACGCACGGTAGTATCGTTGTTGGTCTTCCGTTCCCGTGACACCCCCATACAAAGGCTTAAACGTGTGAGCTTTGGCCTCTTGTCGCGTACAACCGATGATGTTTGCGGTATAGCTATGTACGTCTAACTTGTCGACTACATCCGCGTACGCTTGTGCATCGTTAGATAAGAAACCCGCTACACGAAACTCTAGTTGCGAGTAATCCCCTTCAAGTATCTTACCATTCTCAAACCTACTCTCGACCACTTTACGTATAGCGAAGGTATTACCTCGTGGCATATTTTGAAAGTTCGGGTTACGAGAAGAAAGGCGACCCGTCGCTGTAATCGTCTGCATAAATTCTGGGTGTATAAAACCATATTCGTCCACATTGTTTTCCATTCCTTCTACAAATGTACTAAGATAAGTACGCAACGCGTTGTATCGCACGTACGTTTCTACAAATTCTCGTGCGTCTCCTGTCAAATCCCCTCTACGTTCTTCCAATGTTACCTTATCTGCTTTAAAACCAGCAGATGCCACGTCTATCACTCCCCGTGGTACAAGTTTAAATCCAGCTACCTCTCGTGTTCGTTCGTACGTAACACCTTTACCACCGCACAACTTACAAACTCTTCGCATAGAACTTTCTGTGCCGTCTTTCTTTATGTAAGCGTATCTGCCTTCTCCACCACAGTTATAGCACTGCCTTCCGATTGTTTTGTACATAACGTCCGTCATGCTTCTTACACTTCGGGTAAAATCTTTGCGTGACATTCTTCTACGTAACTTAGGTTTCTTTGTTGCCCCTCTCATCTCGTGTCCTAGATTAAATATCTGCGACCACAACGATTTATCTTTTACTTTACGTGAATACAAAAGCATACTTCTATCATCTGGACTAGCGAGGTTTACCGGAGTATCTCCCATAGCCTGACGTGCTAGTTCCACCAACTTTATCTCTAGCCCGTCCATCTCTTCTTGATACTGTTTACGTATCTTATCTAACGTATCGAGATTAATTCGTAGACCGTTGTACTCTATATCTGCAAGTACGCGGGTCATTTCTAACGACAATCTAAGCGTAGGTATCAAAGTGTTTTTCATCAAACAACTCCTCAAATGTTGTACCAAACTCAGCTAACTGTCCTAGCGCGACTTGCTCTGTAGATTCCACATCTGCCTCTCCATATTCTTTGACTATCTCCCACGGTATATCATAGAATGTTTTACCACTAGATAAATAATCTTTAGTCAGGTCTTTCTTTTTTTCTACTGTGCTATACTTTTTTGACAAAGCTTGCAAGTTTAAAGGCCACCCACGGGATTTAGACAAGATATATTCTGCGACCATAGTGTCATAAATGTGACCGTCGTATTTAAAACCACAATCTCTTATCCAGCACAGATCAAACTTGAGATTTTGACCCACAACAACATCAGCCAAGTTCAAAGCATCTTGAAATATTTTAAAACCGTCGTGGCTAGGTCGTTGTGTAGAGTGATAGAAACACAGATAGTTGGGTTTGTCGCCTAACCATTGATAACCAATAGAAACTAATCGATTACCAAAATAAGGTAACGGGGTCATACCACCTGACTGTTTCATAATATGTGTGGTTTCTACATCAAAGACTAACACGCGCATGTATTTCTTTCTCCTCGATAGTAGATTTTATTTGATGACAATTCCTACACAAAACTTGGCACTTTCGTATCTCAAGAAACAACTTTTTAAGTGAGCCTAATGCTAATCTAGACACGGGTGCAATCTTAGTGCTTCTGTCAAGATGATCAAAATCAAGAGCGCACCCATGTGAATTGTACCCACATGTAGCACACCCTTTCTTCTCTTTGTATCTATTTAAATAATGCTTACGTCGGTTTCTACGCTTGGCAGCGTACAAAACTTTTCTGTGTTTTTGCTCTGGAGTTCTTATACGCATTAATAGTATATCCCTGCCTGTATGTCTATGTGCGAGTTAATCATACCGTGCCATCCGTTTATTTTATTTTTAGACACGCATATATGACGCATGGTGTTTTCTACATCACTAGACCCAGTTTTGCCAATACCTATTATCATATCTGCTTCTCCAGCTTTACCCGTGCGCGAGTTGTCCAACATAGAGTAGTCTATAAACTGTCTATCATGCCCCTCATAGTTTGCCTGACTGACAGCCCAGACAAGACAGCGATTACGTTTTGCTATCTCACGAGCGTACACGTACGTTGCTTTCAATCTTTCATCACCTCTCCCAAATTCACCAGCTATTTTAAACTTGTCTAGTTGGTCACAGAAAATTATGTCCGGTTTGTTTAACTTAATGTATTCGTCTAACTCCTCTACAGAAGTGCCTACAGAGTCTAGTATTTTTAAGTACGGTGCAATTTGATACTGGTAGTCTTGTAAATATTTTTGTCTGTTATCCCTCATATTTTCTTTCGAGACTTCGAAAAAAGATTGTATGATTCGTAACTTAATTTTTTTTGCAACCTCTTCGTTAGCCCAATATGCAACTTTAAATCCCTGTCGTATGTACCCAGCGCTGAGAAAAGAACAGAACGTTGTTTTGCCCACCTCTGGTCTCGCAAATATAATACCTAGATTGCCTCTGTCTAAACCGTTTACCTGATCATACAACAGGGGAAAGTCAAAAGGGAAGTCAGGCACTCCGTTATCCTCATCTAACAATTCATCAAGCCCTTCTTCTACAACAGAGTAAGTTGTTTTATCAGTGATTCGTCCGTCCTCTACGTTATCTATAAGTCTACGCAACTCCCCAAACTCTTCACTTTCGCCTGTAAATATTTCTATCGCTTTCTCACCAATCTGTCTTGCTCTGTCACGCAACCAAAAGTTGTGTATGATATCCATGTGTAAATCAGTGTTGTCTGGATTACCGATCTCTAACAATCGTATCTGATCTACCACTCTTTGTCTTGCGCTATCTGGCATAGCAGGGTTGCGATCATTGAAAAGTGCCTCTAACTCTAACACGGTCAATGTTTGTTCGTACTTAGTGTGGCTGTAAACAATCGTGTCGAATATATCTCGTGACTCTTTTGTGAACATTTCACGATTTAGAATGTTCTTAACGCGACTAAAAAACTCCACATCAAGACAAAAACCTAATATTAAATTGTCGTGAGTATCAGTCATGCTCATCTCCAAGTTCATCTCCAAGTTCATCTCCAAGCCATTCATCTACACACTCATCACAAATGTAACCCAAATCGTCACACTCATTGCAACCATCGTTGCGTCCTATAATTATAGGTCTATTCATGTTCGCCTCCTTTACCTCTGCCCAGCCCACCAAAATATTGAGGTCTACGTTTAGCTGTTTCAAATGTTCCGACAGTAATAAATATTCCTGCAAGCAGTAGAGCGTGTAGGATGGCACTAATACCAAACACAAACATAGAACCCACATACATACTAAATATAATGCACCACATCCAAGCCAAGACTTGCATTACCATGTGTCTTGTATTGATATCTGGTATGTTAGATAGCGGGTTCTTAGCATCGTTCATAATTAAGTTATACATTTTCATCATAGAAATTTGTCTCCAAACGCTACTAACGTCATGTAAAATCCAATGGCAAACACAGACATGATAACAAACCTAAGCACATTGTCCATAGATGGGTCTGTCATCTCGTCTTTATTCATCCAAAATGTTAGTAATTTTTTTATCCATTCTTCTAGTCTGTTCATCTAATGCACCTTTTAATAAAATCATCTCGCGTGTCCTTTGTTAGATTTTTTAAGTCTGTTGCCAATACGACTAACCTTGTAGGCACGTACGCTTTAAGAATACGAACCATTTGTATTGCTTTATCCGTCGCGTCTTTATCTAAAGCAACGAACACTTTATCAAGCTCCTTTAGCTTCTCTATGTGACTCTCTAATAAGTTTGTGCCAAGCAAAGCTACACCTTTGACCAAATTACTAACACAACAAGCACTAGCACAATCTTCGACAACAAATCCGATCCTATTGTCGCCACAAACAAAAGGCTTTCCACTATTCCCATATCTGTACCACTTCGGGGCGCGGTCAGTGAGTGATCTACCAACCGCATCTATTATTTTAGAACCATCCTTTACAAGAAAGACCACTCTGTCCTTTTTAA